AACCCCCCCCGCCGGTTTAACGCCTGCGATAACGCGAGTATCGCCCCGTCCCCTTGACGCCACGGCGCTCGCCGTATCCGTCACCGTCGTAGCCATCCATGTCCCCGCCATAGTCCCGGCGTTCGCCGTAACCTCCGCGCTCACCGTAGCCCCCGCGGCCTTCACGCCGGCCTTCCTCGAAGCCTTCCTCGTAAGCGCGCTGAAGCTCCCGCTCCATCTCCTCTTCGTGGCCGTCATATCCGCCTCGGCCTTCACCTATGATTCTCCAACCCATAGTTACTTAGTTTTTGCAGGTGCTTCAGTCTTGACAAGGCTCCTCAGTTCTTCCGCCGTCGGTATTTTGCTTATGCGCTCGTTCATATCAGCTATCATCCTGCGTAATTCCCGATTTTCGGACTCAAGTTCTTTCGTGCGCGCAGCTTCGGGGTCGAGCTGCATCAGGATCGAGTCGTAAATCTCCAGATTGGCTTTGTGCTTTTCGTAGGATTCTACGATGTCTCGGCTCATCTGCTGCGCCTCCATAATTGTAGGCTTCAGCCCGTCGCGTGTTGTCGCTACGGTGAGTCCGTCTTTCGAAACGATGTCCGCCAGCATGGGGACGCCCCACGGCTCGTTGCCCTCTATCGAGATATTGATGAACTGCTGCATCGGCGAGAACTGCCCCGGTTTCTGGGGCGGAATGTACGGGGCCGACACATCTTTTACATTCGCTGTATAAAACTTTGGCTGCTCGCGATTGTCGAAGACGTAGACTAAGGAGCCTTTTTTCAAGTTCTGAAACATCTTGGTTAATGATTTGTGAAAGTCAGGGAGAAGGAGTTACCTTCTCCCGTTCTTTCTGTTAATTGTTTTTTTAATTCAGACGGCACCGGTCATCAATTGCAAAGTATCGGTCTGCTTGTCATACCATATCTGGTATACCCCTGAACCCGGAATATCCGATACTGTGACATTTGCTCCGTTGTACGTCGTCAGATTCTTATTTTGCCCGTTGGTTTCAAACAGCACGGGAAGCGTTCCCGTTGTGCCGGCAGGGACTTCCTGTACCAACTCAACCAGCACGAGTCCTCGGTACCACGAATTTGCAAATGCGTGGTTGGGAAAGGAAAACACAACACCCGTGGTCTCCACTGTCACGCCCGTAGTTTTTAGTACCGGTATGCCCCTGCGGTTAACATACTGAAATGGGAATACTGCCATATTTTTGTAATTTAAGTTATTATAACTAATTTTACATCGGGATAGGTTGGAGTCATGACCAACTGATAAGGGCTTGCCAAACGTCCTTCCCTCTTTTTCTCGTTTGGCACCACTAAATTGTTTGGCAATGACAAATCGGGAATTTATAGAGAGAATTGCTCTCGAAGGAGAAGAATGGCGTATTATTGATGGTACGCTCGGCTATTTCGCGGTATCTGATTACGGTAGAGTTTCATCGCTATCCCATCGCGTGAGCGGAGGTAATAACAATAGTTGGATGACTAAACCTCGCATATTAACTCCTCGCCCAAATAGGGGAGGATATTTGAGAGTTAGACTTACATCCCTACACGGAGTCGATAAGACTGAATTAGTCCATAGGCTTGTTGCTAAAGCGTTCATCCCCAATCCTAATAACTATGCATATGTAGACCATATAGATGGGAACCGCACGAACAATGTGGCACATAATCTTCGTTGGTGCACTCGTTCAATGAACATGCTTAACCCTGTCACAAGAGAGTGTGCAGCAAAAGCACGAAGAATACCCAACAAGAGAAACAGAAAGCCAATTGTTCAAATTAAAAATGGAATATTGGTTGCAAAATATAAAACAGCATCCGAAGCCCATCAGTTACACGGATTTCACATCGGAGGAATATATGAATGTATTCGAAAGCCAACTCGCACATTGAAAGGATTTCATTGGCGCTGGCTTTCGGATTGGGAAGCCCCTTATCAGTAAGTCAAAGAACATTTCACCTATCGGCGAATAATAGCATTATCCCCAAAATCCGCCGTTCCCCCCAAAGCCAAACCCTGCACCATATCCGAGACCATATTGTGCGGCAATACACGTAGGCACACCGACAATAGGCGAATAGGGCACAGTAGCCGTTTCGGGCAGCTTGCACTTGATGTTATTCACGTCATTCTGCAAAGCCGCTACAGCGGCGTTCACGGGGGCTACAGCCTGTCCTACAACACCGGCCATGTAGGCGTTTTGGTGTTCGAGGTTGAGCTGCGTAGTCAGAGTGCTGTTCTTCTCGCGCAGGGCATCAATTTTATCCTGCAATGCAGCTGCCTGCATTTGATCCAGTTTGGAAATTATCGCTGTAGTCCCGCTTTGAGAAGTTTCGCGAATTGTGTTTTGTAAATCACAGGTCTGACGTTGTGTTTCATAGGCAACGCTACTGAATCCGCGCTCCATGCCCACATTGACGCCATTAATGGCCTGCTTCATATCACAGCAACACGCGGCGATTTGATTGCCGATCTGACAACCCATAGACTGCACGGCATTGATGATTTGCTGGCTCGACATCCCCAGCGTGCTTTGGATGTTGCACAGCGTAGACTGAATCTGCTGCGTCGAGCAGTTGAGCGACGATGCCAGCTGAGTGATCGCCGTGCCGTTTCCTTGAATTGCGTTCATGAGAAGTTCACGTCCGGCGTCACCGTTGAGCTGCGCAGGCAGACCGTTCGCGCCGTTGCCTCCGAATCCGAAGCCGTTACCGCCCCAGCAGAAGAAGAGCAGGATGATCCAGATCCACCAGCACCCGTCGCCGCCCCACGAACCGCGGTTGTTGTTACCGTTCATGAGTGCCGCTACGAGGTTGGGGTCCATGCCCTTGTTGCTCATCATGGACGAGACGAGAGCTGCGATGTCAAGGCCGCCACCCGTGCCGCCTCCATCGAAAATATAAGTTTTATCCGAACCCATTTTAAAAGATTATTGAATGATTGCCGCCCCCGTTAAGGCCGGGCGTTCACCTGTTGCAACAATGCAAAGGTGGCCGAAGGCGGCAGGCATATCAATTAGATGGGACGGAGATCGTAGGCAGTCTTTTCGCAATTAGTTCGCACTGAATTTCGAATATGGGATGACTGTACCGCTTCCGCTCGTCGAATTTCGAGATCATTTTTTCGACGGCTCGACGAGAGAAGCGCATCATGCGCGCTATGTCTGTAATATACATCCCTTTCTCATGGCAGAAGTGCACCAACATATAGCGGGCATCAACCACATCTTGATATTTATCCTTCGAAAGGATTTGTTCTTTGGTTATTTCGGTCTCAAATGCAACGCATTCGAGTATTTCTGCAAAAAGCTCTGATTTACGCATACGTTTCCCCGATAATTATTGTATATTTGTTATACCCCTGTATAAAAAGTTCCACCCCAAACGAAGGAATAGTCCTCGGCATTGGGGTGGAAACACTTATGTATACAGGGGTGTATGCTATAATGTCGGGGACTTTTTTATGCCCGTCCCTCAAGGCTCTACATCATATGAACCGGCGCGCCATCGTCAATATATTTTTACGGAATACGAATACAACGACGCCAAGGAGGACCCAAAAGCCGCGCATCTTTGTCTGCTGCCACCATGTCAGTCGGCGTTCCACTTCGACAATTTTTGTATCGGTCCTGTCTTTATAGACAATGCTGTCCCGATAAATCACTTCTTTTTCAAACGGCACCGGAATATCCTGCGGCTTGTTCTCCAGCGAGTGGCCCAGCGAACCGTCGTTGTTTATCCATGCATCCGAAACAGCTAAGGGCGTCTCCAGATGACTTGAAGTATCTCTGACTACTTGGCGCTTGCTGTATGGAGGTATCTGAAATCGAAGCGTATCCTTGATGTATATTTTATGGATGCGTGTTTCGATGCTGATGCTATCCTTTGTGCTTGTTGCTAAATGCTTGCATGGACAGCATCCTGCCAGTATACAAGCGAATGTTACGATAACACACTTCATGGCTTGTGTTGTTGAAATAGTTCCCAACCTTTATTGACATCGTCTATAACAGCAGCGACTCCGTTTTCCACGCGCGACATTGCGGCTACCACCGGGACCATGATATCCTTATTGGTTGTTGTAATCTTTACGTCGGGCCAGACTCCTGAAGAGTCTGCTACGGCTTTAATGTAGTTATCCGTATGATTCTCAATGGGCGGTGCGTAGCGACTTATCATATCACGCAGCGTATTGCATCCGTGCTTCAGCTGGTAGGTGTGGAGTAATACGAACATGGCGCGGTACCCCCATGCCATTGTCTTGAATTGTTTGAAGGCGCTATCCGTGGATGGAATTTCCCCCAAATATTTGATTTTGGACAGTCTGATATTACCGGGATTGTTATTGCGTAATCCTCTGCTCATTGCTTTGTATTTTTATGGTTTCGATAATTCTCCAGATATGGGAGGTTTTTAATAACCTCGAAGGACAGGACATAATACAGGAAGTCGAACAACTTGCTCTTTGGGAAAATCCGCGTCAGGTTCTTCAGTGTATTGACTCCGTAAAAGTAAATAAGAGCATATACGATGATAGATATTGCTGACATCGCTCCTTCGTGGTTATCGATCATATCTCCGATAATCAGTACAAAGGCGATGAGACCGGATATAACCATACCTTCTAAAATGCAGTTGAAAGCCTTTTTGAAGGCGAATCCTTCATGTTGCTTAAATACGCCCGCCGATACTCCGGCCACGAAATTAATGGCAAATACCAGCATGCAGGCGATGAGTATGTCGTGTATCGGGGCGATTGTGCCGAATATCGAGGCGAAGATACAGCCAAAGAGTTCCCGAAATTTGTCCATGATAAAATTGCCTTATTCTCTGTTTTTAAGTCTCTGTTCTTCTTCCGCGGCCAGCTCTTCGGCCCGCTTGGCTTTGAGCCGGGCAAGCGTCTGTTCGTTCTTGTTGTACTCTGCGTTGGCCGTCTCATACCGGGCATAGTCTTCCGGATAGGTCTCCTTGAACGATATGCCGTTCTTGAAGCATTTGACTGCCCGGTCGTCGGACTGGGCCATAATCGCCCGCAGTTCCAGCTGCCGCGATTCGAGGATGTTGATTTGCTGTTGTGTTTCCATGATTCTAAATTTCCGATACGGGGCGGACATGCGCCTTAGATGCTTTGTACTGCGAACCTATATAACCCGCCAAGCCTTCGTATACGAAAGATGAATTACCGCTATACTCGCATGAGGTTTTAATATAATACCCACCTCCATAGCAGGTTGCCTTACCGAGCCGGGTTAGTGAGAGGTTAACGGGGTCTTTTGCGACATCCGCAGCTGTCAACACACGGTCCCGCATCAACAAATACGCTTCCTCGGCCGACGGCAGCCACCATGCCCCGGCTTCCAGCCCGGTAGTCATTCCTTCGACCGTGACGCCGTAGCCGAGCGCGGCCGCTGCGGCCGGATAACGGAGGACGCTTTCGCCGTGAATGTTAACGAACCGTAGCCCGCCGATCTTCGCAGTATTCATCCTGCCATCGCGCAGCATTGTACCATAGGCCGATGGATATTCGGCCAAGTGCTCCCCGAACAAATAATCTCGGTATGTCGCATAGGCGGCGACCAATTCCGGGTTGGCCTCTTCCGTAAAGGCACTTTCCCGGATAATTATCGAACTGCCCGGAACGATGTTTGTCGCGTCGCGGCCATTTATAGAGTAATATTGCAGGAATCTTTCGGGATTGCAGCCCGCAAACGATACATTGACGCCGTTTTTGCATCGTATATAATCGTTGGTTCCCTCTATTAGTACCCCTGTCAACGTTGTTTGATAGTCCACGTCTTCCGGCGGCCTTGTGATTTGGCAACCGCTTACGACGCCAATAGTCGAAAAGACGGGCGACCACGTATTCGAAGACATGATGATACGCGAATTTGCCTCGTCAACACTCGACGCCCAGCCGTAATCCTTGATTTGCCCGGTTACGAATGAGTTGATTTGAGCATGAATATCCGAAAGTTTCGCACCCGCGCTCCATGTCAAAGGCAAATCGACTTTATAAATTCCGGTTCCAAATGTAAGAACGGCGGTTCCGCCCGCTGCAAGATCGAAACCCCACAAGGCTACTTCGTATGAATTCGCCCAACGCATCTCATCCGATCCGTTGACGATCGCATTTTCCAGCGACACGATCCGCACCTTATCGCCGTGTCGGCCGTACACCACGCCCGCGGGAACCAATTCGGCGGGCATCTTATCTGCAACGAGCGTAGCGCCTTTGATGAATTTCAACACTCCCTCCGTCTTGTTGAACACGACAAGGTCCCCGACACCGGCGGCGGATTTCGGGACCACGGCATTCACACCGTCGTAAAGCAGCACGCCGTCGTTCTCGATGTAGGATTCCGACGAGAGGGTTCTAAGCCGCGCAGTGTCCGATTCGTAGGCGGCCTTATCCGCATATTTGTTTATTTGTGACATAATCTGCTATGTTTTTCATATCTCCGATACCGGGCATACAATGCAGGATGATGGTTTCGGCTGGTTGTCGATCGCCCAGCTTGTATTTCCGTATTTGTTGACTTTATAATAATAGAGATTGCTCCGCTCGGAGGACGAGGACATGTAATCCGCCTTGGCGATCACTTTCCCCGACACGGACAATGTCCGATTGACCGGATCGTAAGGCTGCGCGAATAAGAGACCTTTGGCCATCAGCCACAGTTCCTCGGCCGAGGGCAGCCACCATGCCCCGGCTTCCAGCCCCGTAGTCATCCCCGCGACTTGCATCCCATAGGCCGCAGCTGCGGCAGCGGCCGGATAGCACGGAACAGTCTTACCGTAGAAGTCGGTCCTTGTTTTCCGGGCGAGAATGGCCGTATTGCTTTTGCCGTCCTGCAGGAACGCCCCGTAAGCCGACGGATATTGGGCCAAGTGCTCCCCGAAAAGATAGTCCCGGTAGGTCGGATAGGCCGCAACCAGCGCCGGGTTGTCGGTCTGGGTGAAAACGCTCTCCCGGATGATTGTCGAGCTGCCCGGCAGGATATTGGTTCCCGTCGTGCCGTTCTCTCTGTAGTACTCCAGAAACACTTCGTTGTCGCATCCGGCCAGTTGTGAGTCAGCGCCATTTCTGCGGCGTACGTTGACCGTCGTGTTTTGGGGGATAATGGCAGTGGTGGTCTGGTAATCGACATCTTCCGCATGCTTGGTAAGCGTGCAGCCCGAAGCGGATATTTTTTTATGGCCTTCGGTTGTGGACCACGCATTGCACTCCATGACAATGGCATTCAGCTCGTCCGACGCCGTGGCTTTCCATGAATAGGTATTCGTAATATCGGAGTTCGCATTGATCTGCGCCGCGATACTTACGAGAGTTGCCCCGGCGGGATAGGTGAACTCGAAATCCGAGATGTAAATATGCAGCGTAAAACTGCCGCCCGAAGAGAGATCGAAGCCCGAAAGCTTCACTTCATACGCCACTGCCCACTTGTAAAAATCCAGATGGCGCAGGGCAACGATGCGCACCTTGTCGCCCCGGCGACCGTAGACCACGGCCATAGGGACGAGTTCCGGCGGCAACTGGTCGTAAAGCAGTGTCGCCCCCTTGACGAACTTCAGCGTACTGTCCGTTTTGTCGAAGACCGCCAGATCGCCGGCGTCCGCGGCATCCCGGCAGACAACGACATTCACGCCGTCGTAGATCACCTCGCCGTCGTCTTCAAGGTATGACACCGCCGACCGGGTTTTAAGCCGGGAAGCATCCGCTTCGTAAGCGGCTTTGTCCGGGTATTTATTGATTTGTGACACGGGGAGAGTGTTTAGTTGTTTTTCCAGTCCGAAACAGCGTTATTGCCGACCGAATGGTAGACTGCATTGTTCTTGGTGTCGATGTAGAACTGTCCGGCCCGGTCGGGAGCCTTCGACGGAGCGCCCTCGCCCGTAACGACGATGTTGTTGCCGCCCCAGACGCCCAATTTCTTGACCTGCAGTTCCGGGATCAGGACATCGCCCGAAAGCATCCTTACAAGCAGCGATTCGAGCTGCGCGACGCGCTCCTCCAGCGTGCAGTCCGAATGGGCTACTACCTCAAATGAGGTTTTTCTCAACTCTGGATCAATTTCTTTGGCAGTAACGAACTCGGAGTCATTCTCCAGTTCGGATACTTTCGTAGGAATCTCCGTGCGGTCGGCTTTCCCTTCAATTACTTCCTGCAAGGTCAGCGTAAGTTTATCCCACGATACGGTATTATTGAGGAGCGTAGCCCGAATCTCGGAACCCTCTACAGCAATCTGTATTTCCGGACCAATGGACCCGACGTATACTTTCACGAAGTCCGAAACGGGGATCGACGAAATAGATCCATCGGCATTTATGAACTCAATGGCTCTTGTTTCTTCGTTATACTCAAGTCCCATCTGCTCAATGGGAAGGTCAACGATCAATTTAGCGCCCGCAATCGTTGTGAAGGTAAGCTCGTAGGTTTCGCTGTTGAACTCCGGAAGACCGACGCAGGTGTTCAGAATCTCCCTGATATCGGGATGGGCGGTAGGCGAGGTGTTATGCTGCTCTATCTGCCCGCTGACATCTGGTGTGGGGATGGCGTCAATGGCATCATCCGTGTATTTTTGTGCTGATTGAAGAGTAGTCGCGTCGCCGTCGGATATTGCCTTTCCCACTTCTTGCCCGAACTCAAGAAGTCCTGTTGCAATCTCTGATTTTGTCTCTTCTATGCGTTCATCGGTGTGGTAGTTGGCATCGGAAAGTGTTTTTTCAGCTGCGTCGGCTACTTCCTCTTTCGACGCCTTTTCAGATAATTGCACTCGTATTTCCGTGTCGTCGTAATTCGAAAGTCCGTCCAGCTTCTCCTTATCGTCGTCCGTATAGTCGTTTGAGGACAGACCCTTCCCTTCTTCTTTGTCTACCTTGCCGGCAAGGGCTTCATTAATATCCCCGATCTTATCTACGGCTTCATTGGCAGCTTTTGCGGCTTCATTGGCGGCATCGGCGGCATCTATGGGAGCATTTGCATACTCTTCCTCGGATATTTCTGCATCGGGATTGTGCTTCTTGTAAAGGTCATAGGCACTTGGTCCGGGGAGGCCTACGATCAAGTCCGAAGAATCCAGATTGACAGTTTCCGTGGTCAGATTGTTGTCGTTGCCGCCCTCCATACATGTAGTAGGCACCAACTCAAACGCATCGCAATAATCGACGGCTGTTTGTCCGCTCTTATCTTTATTTTCCCACATGGTAAGCCGGTATGCGCCCAGCTGCTTTTGCATATTGCCTGAAATAGTGAATACGGCAATGTTCCCCTGAGGCTCGAAATGCAAAGGGGTTTCCATGCAGGAGGGAAGATGAAGGACCAGATGCAGATCGCGGCCTTCAAGTGTGACTTGCTCGCCATTGGTCAATATCGGCCAATGGATTTTGATGTCTTTACCTATACGAATACGCTTCACTTGCTGTTTTTTTATTTGTAGTCCGCGGGAGATATTACGTCCTCGATCTTCAGGTCAAGTTTGCTCAATACAGCATCGATAAGAGGTGCAGATCCTAATGTTGCGACAAGACGCCCCAATTCGTGAGCTTCTGCCTCGGTAAGTTCTATTTCACCTTCCGATTCATATACTTTATGAGCGAGTACATGGCCGACAAAACCATAGGCATTTGCATATATGAGATTTGCAAGCTGCTCGCGCACATCGTGAACAGTGCATATTTTCTTTTGCATATCTGCAAAAATCTCAAGCCGTTGTAAGTTAATTTTCCTCATAATTTTTGGTCGTTAAAATTGCATTATGCCGTCTACTTCTCTCCCTCTATTTGAACATCACCCAGCATCCTACACTCGCGCAGTAGATCAGATTACGGGATTCTCGGTCAGTCCATGAGTCTGAGTTAACCCATGCTCCTTGAGTATGTATCGCAATCTTCTTCCCGTTTCCGTTCAGTTGCACGCCTTTGGTTCCTATGTTTCGGATATAATAAAGTTGACCGCCTTGTGGATTGTAAGGGAGTGTGATAGTGCGCTTCCCGCCATCGCTATCCACCATCACAAAACAATCCATATCGTCAAGGGTTACATTTGAAGATATTTTGCGATTATATAATCTTAATCCGCACACATCTCCCTTTCTCAAATACAGGGCATGATTACCGCATTTTGTACTTGGATTTAGCGGATTAGTGCCGAATGATCCTTCTGCCGAAATGTATATCCCGATATTATAATAATTAATATCTTGAGAAGATTTTCTGTTTGTATTTACTGTTAAAACGGAATGGTTAACCGCTCCCATAGTAGAAGTGGGATATGCCGATACGTCGAATGTATTTTTATAGTTGTCATCTATATTTTCCAACGTGATACGCGCAGCCGACATAAAAAGTGAACAGTCTTTTCCAGATGACGGGGATAAAGATGACTGCAACCAATAATCGTTGTCTATCGTGAAGTTGCCTATTTTACCGCTTGTTGCTTCTATTCTTCCTATTATATTCGCCTTCGTTGCTGTAAACGAACCGTCCTTAGCGACTCGGAAAGGCGCGTTGTCCGGTGTGTTGCTACCGACAAACAGAGGGATATCGCCGCCTACGAGTCCTGCGATGATGGTATTTTCGGAAATATCCGTTTTGGAGTTGTGGACTACGAACTCCATACCTTGCAGGAAGTTGATAACGGCGTTCTCGGCAAACAGTAGAGGCGTATATATGGGCACCATGTCGTTGAGCTGTTGCCAATATGTCGATGTGGTTCCCCCGGATGGTTTATTGGAGTTCGATGAAGTATGAGTCTGACGGCATTGGAATTTCAGTTGTCGGTTATTCTCATATACAGTCACTATGTCTATGTAGCGCAGGCTGTCTGATTCTAAATCAGCGTCGTTGCGATATTCTACACCCGAAACCCATTCCGTTAGGCGGATAATGCAACCCTGATATCCGGGGTCTCCTTTGTCCCCCGGCTTGCCTTGTTCTCCGCTTATGCGTACCGGGTCGGACCACGGTTCCACAAGCTCGTCATTTGCATCTATTTGCGCTTTGGTCATCCATAGATATTCCCCGGACGAAAGCGCCGGAGGATTGTCATACCAGCCGTCCGGCTCTCTTACGTTTGACTCAATATCTGGGCCTATGCTATCGTCACTGCTCGATGCGTATTTAAAGTCGATATATGGTCCGAGCTGGCCATCTTCGCCTGTAACTTTAATCGGATCAGACCATGTCAGGGCGCTTGCCTGTCCCGTGCTCCCGTTTATTGCAGCTTTCGACATCCACCAAATGCCGTCTCCGGAAGGAGCGTCTTCCCAACCATCAGGAATTGGCTTTGTAGAAATAGGGGCGCCGGGTTTATCAATGCTCTTCTTGAATACATATGATGTCCAATCACCCGGCCTTCCGTCGGTTCCGTCGAAAGAGTATTTGGCCCACAATGCAGGTGTAGAGAAAGCGCTCCACTCTCCATTTACCTTGATGCGCTTGGACACCCATTCGTATTGGTAAATGTCGTCTACGCCCATAGGATCATCCGTCCACGGCGCAGGCGGGTTGTCGTATTCTGCGACGCGGGGAACATCCGGGATATCGCTGGGATCGTCGGTTTTGGTACGGGTGAAAATGTACTCTACGCCTTCACCATCTATGCCGTCTTCTCCGTTGAAGGAGTATTTTGCCCATAGTGAGGGCGTTGAGAAATCACCCCAGTGCCCGTTGACTTTCGAGCGCTTGCAAGTCCATTCGAAAGGATGAGTATTGTCCGGCCCTTCGGCATCGTCAGTCCAGCCATCTGGCAAATAGTCGTCTTCATCTTGAGATGCCGGCGTAGCGGGTGCTGTTTCCGAAGTCGTGCGGGTAAATATCCATTCATAGTCTGTTCCGTCCACGCCCGGCCTTCCGTCGGTTCCGGGTCGGCCGTCGGCACCGCTTATTCGCGCCGGATCAGACCACGATTGAACAACGCCATCAATCACCGATCCGAAAGACACCCACAACGGAATAGTCTTGGACGTATTATACGCAATACGAAATAAGCCGTAGTCGCCATTGGCATCACCGGACGAGTCTTTCGAATATACTACATTAACGAAATGACGTCCTGCGCTTGGTGCTGTGACGACGACGGTAGTAGATACGCCGTTCCCTGATACTTCAGCTTCGTAGGTGTCGGAGTCTGCCGTATTGACATTCTGAACATTTATTTTCCCGACCGCTAATTTGTCATACCCTTTCTCTGAATAAGCGGTTATGTCCAATACCAATGTCGCACCGGGGCTGATAGCATCAAATTGTATTTTGCATGACACCGTCGAATTATTACCTTTTCCAGCAAGTTTATAGAACACACCATCTTGGGTAACATCCCCTTCATTATCCGCATCAATTATAATGTTGGTTACGTCGGTAGATGCGCCTGAATCGCCGCCTTCGGGATATTCGAGACTCCACCCGTCAGGAGGAACAGTGCTGCCGGTCGGAAGTGCCGGTTTTTCATTTTGCTGCTTGTAAATAGGAACTACAGAAGACAGTGGGACATGCATAAGAAGGACCCACGCTTCCGATGATGTAGATGGCTCAGATTTTGTCCCATCGACAAGACAGCGCCACTTGGCGTTATTGTGATATACCTCGTCGTTTTTATTGTATGTCTCCGACGCGAGCCACTTTCCACGGTCGTTGATTGTCGGGATTTCCTCCCCGCCGGGCGTGAATTGATGAATGACGCCCGACATGTAGATGTTATTGAGGTAGGCCGAATAGCCTTTCATATCTATCCCGAATACGGATAGATTGGACAGGTCTCCGTATTGAGCTGCGATGTTTGACGATATGAATTCCCAGTCGGATACGCCCTTCAGATAACGCTGGTATGTCCTTGTCTCGTAGCGCGATGTCTGACGGGCTTCATTCGAGAAGGAGCCATACCCGACAAATGTCATCGAGGGAGCAGGGTGGTATTGCTTCGTGTAAGCTGCAGATACGGGCCGAAGTTGGTATTTGAACGTCTTATAGGTCGTGGTGCCCAACTCTTCGGTAATGCGGAAATAGCACGTTGCGAAGCCGGCAAAGCGTCTGTTGCCTTTGCTGTCATCGTAATCTTCCGTTGCATTATCCGAGGATTCGGAGCTGTGGAAGATACCCATGCAAATATCACCGACCCGCGGACTGCCTATTTCGCCTTCTTCGAGTTTGAGCGTGATGGTCTTGGCTTCGGTATCGACGCTCTCGATGATTCCGGCGCTTGGAGCAAACCATGTGTCGCCCATTGTAATATCGACCCGATTGTATCTCAGTTCAGGAACTTCAAGGAATCCCCGTAGCTTGAGGCTTTGCATTTCGGCATTCCCTTTCTTGTCGATAAGTCCGCCGATGCCGGTAATTCCTGTTGCGAAATCGCCGAACTGCGCTCCGTCCTCAAAGGTCATTTTGCCTTTGAAGGTATCCGGGAATTGCTTGTTTGCAAACTGCCATAAGGCGCGCTTGGCCGAATAAGCATTATAATCTTCGGCCGCAGTAGAATCGTACCGGGTGATAAGATATATTGCCGCTCCGGAGTCTGTAACGCCTATGCGCTGCGAATATAGGGTGGCTTTCACATCCGATTCGATGCTGCCGATTCGGGAGTAAGGTGTGTTGTCGCCGATTGTGTACGTGGCGATATATTCGTTGTAGAGTTTCTTTTCGTAGCCCTGAATTCGGGACAGACGTCCGTCTAAACCAAATCGAGGATCGACAAGAAGCACGGCTTGTCCTGCGTTGTAATTCTTGTCGTTTACCGTGCAATATACCGGGTTGGTTTCGCAGGTATATACATCCGTGTCGCTGCTGTTCTTTGCGGCGTATGCTTGTCCGGCCTTCAAAAGCTCCTCTTCGGCCTCCTCGATTCGTTGCTGCGGAAGTTTTACACCCGTGAGTACAAATGTATCTCCCGGTTCGGGATGAAGGCTTTCGTTGGGGACTATAAGCTGGCTTTCTCCCGACGTCTCAACTTGGGCGATGATCTCAAATTTCTTGTCAAAGCCGTCTTCGGGCTTCCATGTTTCAGGTTTGTAATTTATACTTAACTCAAAATCACGCCCCATGAGACTGCCGCTGGTGAATGTAGCTCCCAGCGTTTCGCCTTCGATCATGTCGGACGGCAGGAACGGCGTGTCCTTGCAGTACATGACATAGGCCTTGTCTGTCTGTCCCTCGATGATCTCCCGATCAACGGTCTCGATGCTTGTGATCGTCTCCGTGTTCTTGGGATAGATGTCATCGAAGAAAACGACCTGCTCGACAATGGCGCTTTTGTCGAGATTCGGGATGGCGTCAATGTATCTCTGGCCGTTGGGAAGCCGGAGCCGTATTTCTGAAACATGGTTTGTTTCTCCGCCCTGCGGAGCCTGTCCGTAGTCGCTGGTAAGGTTGCGTGTAGATCCGAATACATAGAACCGGGTGCCGTAGCTGGAATCGTCGCCCTTCTTGGCGGGGATGCTCTTGACGACATCGCCACGCTTGAATTCTTCGGGTGTGCCTCTTTCCAGCTTTCCGAAGTTAAGGGACACTAAATCTCCGTTTTCCTCGGTCCACCATTCGACTTCAAAAGTTTCGGCTATGGTGTTGAGTATATCCCAGCATTTGTCTCCATTGAAAGATACGAGTTTTGTCGCCTTGGGATTCTCAACGTCGATAGTTCCCACACTCCAAGTCTCAACGCCAAGATGTTTGTTCATATTGGCCACGATCAGGGCGCCGAATGATTCGAGATCGGTGGTGTTGTGGAATACCGCTTCGGGATTATCTCCGCCCAGCCAGAAGCAGACAAAGCGCTTCATATGGTTCTGCTGCGCCTCGAACTTGAGCGTGTATTTATAGCCCCCTGTTTTGTTGTCGAACTCCGGATATACCGTGGCCATTATTTCGAACTTGCGGCCTTTGTACAGTATATATGAGCCTTGCGGAATTTGAATGTACTGAAGTTGATTGAAGGGAAGCTCAATATAATAGTCACCCATGAGGGCATATTTGATAATAGCCTCTTTCGTGACCGGAGCATCCAATATCTGTATTCCTAACGGAGAATAAATTACCATCTGTCGTATGCCACTTGCATCGTCACAAGCTCAAGGCAAAGATTTCGACGGTCACGTGAATTACCAAGAAATTCGAAGTGAAAAAACAAAAAAAAGCGGGAATTTATTCCCGCCCCGAAAGTTTGTTATGAACGATTATTTGCCGTATAGAATGACAAATACCTTGCGATGGTATTTATTTATAGAAATAATGCGAAATAGATTCATATCTATTTATGTTGTCCGTGGCAATATTTGAGCTTTTTGCCTGATCCGCATGGACACAATTCGTTTCGCTTAACTCTTCCAAATTTGTAATTGAATTCTGCGTCTTTTTGTGCTTTGTCAATCGCTTTGTCGTGTGCGACAAAATCAATTTTCTCCAAAGACGGAATCCGGAACGAAAATGTTGTATGGCCCCCTGCATTTGATATTGCAAAATCTCCTTGATTAATAATATCCATGCCTATCAATACATCCGTATTTCCTAAGTTACACCCAAGAGCAACAAGAGACTGTATGCCTACATGGTTAGGTAGCATTATATTAATCATATACTTATCTACATAACACACTCCAGCAGCATGCCCCATTTTTTCTGTTCCGCAAGGAATAAGTCCTAACTCTTTAGCTTTTGCTATTGATATACATGTTTTATTCGCACCAGTATCCCATACGGCAGAACAGGTGACTATTAGAGGTCTATCTTCTGGAGATGTTGTCGAAGGATCAAAAGCCTGACATATATGGCATTCAGTCCTAATTTCAAATGTAGTTTTATCAAATGTAGTTGAGAATGACCGAAAGGGAACCTCCCTTGCCATGTTATACAAAAATTACTCGTGAATGGAATGTGCTTGTGTATCCTTCTTCTCCGGGAGTACACAACTGAAGGATAAAATTACCTAACCCATACTTGGCAACAGCGTCGAAATAAGCTTCAGATTCATTATTATAAGCGCCGGCTACCTTGAAGTCAGTTATAACTAAATATTTGCCATTATAATCCTTGACCAGTTCCTCTTGGTGGTCGAGGTAATATTTAAATAACGCTTTTAAATCCGCCATAATTAGAACTGCTTTGTGTTAGACAAAAGGCTTCTGGGTCGGCATATTCATTATTAAGAAGGAATATACGGAAGCCAGAAGCGTAATTGTGTAGGCGAATTTACACGTTCGTGTTTAAACGTGCAAATTTTTGTCGACTTTTTTTGTCGCACTATGACAACGTGTATGTAATACATTTATTGCGCCAACATATAAAAACGCCCCGCATTTCTGCGAGGCGCCGGCATCGGGGAAGTATACAGGGGCTTATCTTATCGCTGCCATCTTCTTCGGGGTTTGGACCACCTCAAACTGCCTTGCGAGGAAATCCAATCCTTTTTGCGTCACGAGAACCTTGATGACCGTGAACGATTCGTGGTTGTTTCGGTCGATCAATTTCTCTTTCAACTCGAAGTAACCCCGGTTAATATACTCTTGTTTAGGCTCATTGCGATTGCAGAAGAATATCCCTCGCTCGCGGAGCCGCTGGAAGAGCGTGTTGCGGCCAAATGGTAGATTCAAAATCTTTGCCGCCTGCCCGACGTCTATCTTCTGGTCCGTGTCCAATACCTTGTCCATCAGCTCGGCTTTCGGCGCGAGTGCGGGTTTCGCTC